GCCATACTCGTAACTGGCTTTTTCTCTATCGCTAGCTATTTGACTAGGAAAGTAACTTTTTACAACTGATTCAGCCATTTTTTATTTTATTATTTCGGATGAAAACCCTGAATTTTTAAATCTTGCTAGACCTAAACTTACAACATCTCTTTCTATTGTCTTCGTTGGCGCGTAAAGATGCCTATTGCATGCCATTATAGCCAAACCAGAACTAATAGAAGCGTCATGCTTTGTTCTTTTATTTATGTCAAACTTAGCCCAGTCGTTGAGCGTAGTGTTAAAGTACATCGTACCATGTGTATCGGTATCTGGATTATACCCGACATAATTTTCTATATACATCTCTATAGCGGCAGCGTGTGCCTGCTTCATATCTTCACTAGAGTTAGGTATACCACCTATTTCTCTTTCTGTAACAGATAGTTGATTACTTCTTCTATCTGGTCTATTCATTGAAAAACCCCTATAACCTCTTCTTCTTATGTAGTACAGTAATCTAGGTTTAGCGTTCTCTGCTAATATTGGCATACCATAAAAAACTATAGCCATCAACACATCCTCAAAGAATATTTCAGCAGTTTGAGGTCTAGCTATATATTCAAGAAAAAACGTTGATGGTGGAACATCTTCCATAGAGAACTTCGTTAAACCGTGTAATGCTCCTTTTGAACCTCTACCGTCAACAGTTCCAGATATATCATATGAGTCACAACCAAATGCACCTAAGTGTTCATTGCCAGGATACTTCATCCCATTCTTTACAATCACACTATTTTGAAGATTTTTAGGTGGAAACCACGATATTTTAAATCTTCCATTAGGATCTGGATGAAACACAACCTCAGTATCTTGTATTCCATTGCGCCACTGGAAGTTGCCAACACTTATAACTCCAGAATTTCTAAGTCCTTCGTTGTAGTCTATTTGATCGTAAATCTTAACAAGATTAAATAGACTATTCTTCATTTCATCCCTAAATGCGTGCTCCTCTGTTCTTGGAAACTGACGGTAGAATTCGTTTAGTGCATCTTGACTATGCTTTAATCCGTCTACTTCGTTTTCCCAGTGCTGTATTACTCCTTCGTATATTAACTGTCCATCTGGACCTTCTACAGCGACTTCTGGAGTGTCAAAAACAGGATTACCATACTTATCTATAAAACCCTCATAGTTCCATTCCATTGGAATAAACAAACTATAAAGTCCAGATCTTGTCTGTCCGTTTCTATTTCTCTGAGTCACGTCTGAATCGTAGTATAGGTTTTTAAAGTTATCTCCTCCTTTTTCCAAAGAATTTGATGTTGAACCCATCATGCACTTTCCAACTATCCTACTACCTAGACGTAGACACGTTTTAGTTACGCGCCAGTTATTTAGAATATTGTCCGGTCTTTCCCATTTTCCACTCTCGTCGTGAACAAGTAGTTTTAGCTTTTCACCGTCGTACGAGTTATCACCTGTGTTTTTCCAGTCTATTGTTGTGTCAAGACCTTCTAGTTCTTCTCTCTGATCACCAGATGATATTCTCTTTCTGGTTAGTTTAGACGCAGGAACCCTAAAAGCCAATTCTGTTTTAGGTCTATCCATACCATCTTGGATTGGCTTGAAAAAGAAAGGATAGTTTACAGATATAGGCACAACCTTGTCTGTGAACATTTTTTTGGCATCGTTACCAGTCTTAGACAGTATTCCAAATCTAGCATCCGATGTTATAGTGGCTTGATTAACAACCTCACCGCTAGCCATAAATGAAAAACCACTACGTCTGTTCTTTAGATAACACATTCCGTAGCATCTACTATCTGCTTTTACAGCTTCCCAGAAAATAAAAAAAAGTCTGTTTGCCTCTCTAAAGTCTGGATTACCAACGTCAATCTTAGACCACTGTAAGTACATATAGTGTGTACCTGTTATATATGTCTTTGTGCCGTTATTCTTAAACCAGAAACCGTTTTCCCTTCTATTGAACTCTTCGTCTATGTACTGTTCCCATTTAGCCTTAAAAGAATCATCCGTGTCCCGCCAATCAAATATAGTCTTTATTGACTGCAACTGTCTAGGATACTCTTGTACTTCCCAATGTCCTGATTCAAACTCGTGCACACTCTGCGGCGTCTTTGGTAGGGCAATCTTGAGGTTTTGAATTTCATATATATCGCCTATCTCGCCGGTTTTGCTTATGACAACAATATCGTGCTCTTTGTCATAGCCGTACTTCCAACTCTTAGATTTATTTAGTCTCTTTACGGTGTTTATGCGTAAAGGTTCTACTACTCTATATAAAGTTTGTTCGTACATTATTTTGATCTACGCTCAGCGAATCCCTTAAACGCTTGCTTATCTTCTCTTTCTATTGGTCTGTCTTCTAATCTAGCTTGCTCCTCTTGAATTCTTGATAAAATTTCAAAAGCATCAAATATAGCTAACTTCTTAGTTGCAGCAGCATTCTTTAATCTATCAGCAGACACATCGTCTTCTGTATTTGTGATGATTTTTTCTTGCGCGACCTTTATGAGTTCTTCTACAGCCTTATGCCCAGCTTGGATTATACTCTTTTTCGTTTCCTGAATATCCATAGTTTATAACTATTGAGTCTGAATCTACTCTATACATTCTCTCGCCGTCTATTATGAATTCATATTCACTTCTTGGGCAAAAGCCAACCAAATCGTCATTATTAAAACCAAGTGACTCAAGTTTAGAATCTAGATGTTTTAAGACACCAATTAATTGTTTTTCCTTTTCTTCTGACCAAATATCGTCAGACTCAACTGGCTTTACAAAACAGTAGCCATCAACAGGATACCACTTTCCACCCGGCTGTCTATGCATAAATATTTGATCTGGACTAACGATAAAAACGTCATCAGCAAAGTATGCACTACTATTTTTTTCAACACCTCGTATGTCATAAAATCTTCTAAAGACGTTATGATGAACAATTATTTCTTCACCTGGTTCTATGCCAAAACAACCAACACTTGGAACACCAACAACAACACCAACTCTACTAACGTATTTGTGGTCTTGCAAGTCAGTGTTTAATATTAGTTCAGTTCCGTCAACGTTTTTTTTATTTACGTTTCTAGAATCTTTTGGCCTAACAACAAAGTTGAATATTGATCTCATATCAGTATTCAAGATTATACTCAACAGCTATACCCATGTTTTTATTGAAATCTTTCCAAGGTATAACTTCTTCGTTTTTCTGTATGTATATAGTGAATTTATTATCTTCTTCTATTATACTACAGATACAATGCCCTCCATAGACATCTTGGCCTATGGAGTAGTGCATTGCATCGTTTTTATAATCTCTGCCGATACTTATTTTTCTTATCAGCTTTGTCATGATTACTACTCTGGTTTTACAACTCGCAAAGGAGATTCTTTAGAATCTTCTTCTTGAACAGTAAATTCACCAGTTTCAAGGTTAAGCGTTCCGTGACCATGCTCAGCAGCAAGATCGCTCATAAGCGACTGAATTTCATCACCGCTATTGCGGAGTTCAGCTACAAGAGCTTCTTGACGAGCAGCTAGATCTTTTTCACTGACGTAAAGAGCGCCAAGTTCCATTTGGATCTGCTGTTGCTTTGCTCTGATTTCACGAGCCTTATTAAGTTGTTCTTCTGACACTTGTGCCATGTTTAATTTGATTTAAGTTAATTATTGATTTATTAGCAGTCTACAGCGTCTTCGTAGCCAGCCTGAGCCTTAAGATGGTCGTAGGCTTGTACGAGGATGTCAGCAGATTCAGCATCGAGCACGGGCTCAAAGCTAAAGTGCGTGCGGTAGATAGGTTCAGCGTGCGCCTCGCGGGTTGCCTCAGATGCGTAGGTAGCTACTTCGTAGTGGCAGAAGTTCTTCTTAACCCAAGCTTCGGTAGGAGGAGTAGGCATCGGAGGAACGGGATTGCTATCAGCGTCTACGGTAGGCTCGGAGGGAGCAGCGTATACATAGGTCTTTTGATCAGTTGACTCGTAAGTAAGACGAGTTACTTTGTGATAAGCTCCGGAAAAAGTCATTCCGAATTTATCAACGGTTGCGGTTACAGCCATTTTTATTGTTTTTTTTAAAAAAATTGGTTATACAAATATACAAAAACATTAACATCCACGGACGGCAGATATCTTTCCATCGCTTGCTATTTCATAAACGGATGAACCAGACTTCCACCACAGTCCACCCCCATCAAACGAAGAAGACAGCGAATTGTCCGTGTATAGAGTTACGTTTACTGCCAACGAAGTAGACGACGAGTACAGGGTAATCGCATCGTATGCCTCGGCACACGCCTGGCTCCAATCAGCGTATCCTTGCTGTCCATCGCCAGCCAAGAACGTGAATGCTGTGGCGAATGAGTATCCGTAGAACTCAGACATAGCGTCAGGGGTAGACTTACCAGCGGTTGCGGAGAGCGAGCGCAAGGAGTTGTTTCCCTGCGCCTGCTGTAGCTCCGTTCTGATGTTGTCGATGCTTATCGCCCCAGTTGACTGAAGTGCCATTAGCCTAGCTTCTTTTCAAGTTCTTCAACACGAGCTGCGAGCTCCTTGTTAGCCTCAATCAAGAGACCAATCAGTTTCTCGTAGCGTACAGCCAAGAATCCAGTGTCGTTGGTCCTTACTGCGCTAGGAATAACCTCCTGCACCTGCTGGGCGATGATACCAGTGTCGTGCCCTTCGTATCCGTGTGCGTGCTTGTACTCGGGTTTCCAGTCAAAATCTACACCAGTGAGAGACTTCACCTTATCGATGGCGTTCTCAATCGGAGTGATGTTGTACTTCAACCGCTCGTCAGACGATGAGTAGGCTACGATGTCGTTTGATGCATCAATACGTCCAGCGGTTGCCGAGGGCGTTACGTTGACACCGAGCGCTACTCCGTTTACGTATACCTTCTTGTTGAGGTTGATTTGGTCAACAGCACCTGCTGCGATAACGAGCTGGTTAGAAGAGTTGGTGAACATTGCACTAACTGATGAACCGCTAGTGTTATGAATACGATATCCTCTGGTGTTATCTGAGTGGTTATTTACTAAGATTGTCGGAGACGTTGTAGTGTTAAATGTTACATCGTTTGATGTAGACAGTCTCTGATTTTCTTTCTGTTGTGCCCAAGTTGTAAAGTTATTTGAGTTTAAATACTCAACCCATCCAGACCAGCTATCTGCTGATACGTTTCGTTGCATTAACCTCAAGGCATTGTCTTCCCATCCCCAGGCAACTTGTGTTCCCCAATAGTTACTTGAATTACTGTGACGGAAGTTTTGAATCATCCACCAAGTACCAGCAGGGCCGCTCGATGAAATTTCCCTGAACGATGTTGCGTGAGCTGGGGTTTGCCTGAAACTGTATATAGCGTCAGATGAACTTCCAGTTGCGTACTGGTAGTTTGCAGCGTTTACGTTTTGTGAACCAATGTTCCCAGCGTGAATAACAGCATTACCACTGCTAACGTAAACCATTGATGCATATAAGTCCTTGCTTCCGTATGTTCCAGAACCAATCTTTACTGGACCACCATCGTAGTAATTTAACTCAAGAGGGTCTGTGCCTCTTCCGTTGACAGTATCTAAATATCCATTTCTACCAATAAGTCCATATGTTTGGTCTCCAGCCCACTTTAAATTGTCATAGACAATTTCATTCATTCTAGATGTACTAGCAAAGTCTCCATAGTATCCAGTATCATTAGAGTCATAGAAGATTGGGGCACGTAAAGAACTTCCAGCCTGTAAGCTGTTGTTAACATATACATTCCCCCCTCCAAGTGGGTCTGAACCATTGTTAACAGACATCACTTGAGTGGACATATCATAGTCAGTGTAAAACCTTACACCTTGATAACTTGAGTTAGCTCCTATCTTAATACCAGTATGGTAAGCAATATGAAGGTCTGGGTAAGGCCAAGTCCAATCACCGCCACCCTGATATATTGCGTAAGGAGGAAGTCCGTTACCAGAGTTACCACCCT